TAGTTTGCGTTGTTGGGGTTGTTGTTTGAGTAGTTTGCGTTGTTGGGGTTGTAGTAGTAGTAGTAGTAGTAGTTGTTGGAGAGGCTGTTGTTGTTGTTGTTGTTGTTGTTGTTGTTGTTGTTGTTGTTGTGGTCGTATCGCAACAACATAATCTAAGATTATCTGGTTGTGCGTGTTTGAATCTAGTTAGTGCTTCGTGGCCAAATTTTAAAATGCCTCCACGAATAATATCTCTAAATATAGACATAGTTAAATAGTCAAAAGTCCTAAATCTTGTAGCAACAATATAATTATAGATGGATCCTGATAGAAATCAGAAATTCTGATATTAATAATTACACCGTACATTTATTGATTATATTGGTGTAATAATATTATCTGAGTATTTTAGGAATAGTCGTTGTTATAACTTGTTTAAAATTTAAAATAATACCTAAACATTGAGTAAAAACAGTTAAATTATTGTAATGGATTAATAGATTATGTCTGATATTTTGTACGATAATGATAAATACACAATAAGATTATTAAATAATAAATTTACTGATGATAAATTTCAAGTTAAATTATATAATAATTTATTAAGCATACAAAGAATAGATACAAAGTGTGGATGGTATCAGGACCTTATATTCAATATATACGATAAATTACATTGTAAAAATAAGTTATTGCATATTGGGCGATCAGACTTAAACGAACTTTCTGTGCCTATAGATATGAAAATACCACAAAGTGTTCCTACTATTCCTATTTGTATTGGTATGGCTGTTGTTCCTCCTAGGTTTAATTCTGAAGACTTTCTTTATAGAATAGACCATATACTATACAGTCAGACCTATGAAATAGATAAGCTTTATATTACTGTTCCAAAGTCTTTCCATAGATTTCAAGAATGTTTAAGTTTGAGTGTTTTAGATAAATTAAAGACAATTCCAAGAATAGAGATTATTGAAACCGATATAGACTATGGCCCAGCATCTAAATTTTTAGGACCATTAATATATAAATACTCTGATATATATAATAAACTTTTAGTTCTTTTAGATGACGATCGGTATTATAATAATTATTTAATAGAAAATTTATTAGAAGCACATAAAACAGAACCGTCTATTAAGTTTATAACATCTGATTGGTTGTCTTTTTTTAATCAAAATTATATCGATCTATCTGATAATCATTTTAATACTAGAATAGAAAAAAGATACATGCCTGGTGGCTTTACTGGTTTTGCCCTACCAATAACAGATAAATGTACTATTGATTCTATAATAGAATATACTTTAGATAAAATAAGTAATATAAAAGATGCCTTTCTGCATGATGAGGGGGTTTTATTAGGGTATATTAATAAACATAATAGTGACGTAATGGTAGTTTCTCATAAAAGCACATATGATACAAAAAAATCTGAAGAACACTATGCTTTGTGTACAAATGGTTGGATTAGAAAAAATATAGAAAATAATATTATTAAAGATGATAAAATTAGTCAACTTAATAACCTATTTAAAGTTCAATCTAAAATTCAACCAATAGACATTGTTCAGGGTGGCGATGTGGATCTAGGAGTAGTTTCTTCTGCAAAAATAAAAGATTATGATGGATTATTATTTTATGATATTTTTAATAATAATGTATTAATAAACAAAATTTTAAATAATAATATAGAGATTAAAGATATATATTTACTAGGATCTAATATTGAAATAGATGAGAATAAATATAATATTTCTTATATTGATAGATCTATAGACTGTAGAGATAGTCAATTTGCAACAAATACTAATTATATGATATATAAATATGCAGATATGTTTTTATTTTTAAATTTAGGAACTGATGTCGCAGTTAAGTGGTTACTAGGTCTCCCAACACTGTCAAAATTCAAACAATTGATTTTATGTTTTTATGATTTTATAGACGGAGATATAGATTCGTATATATTTTTGTTACAAAAATTGAATAGGACTCACGACATAGTGTATAAGTCTGTTTCTGATATTGGATTTAACGAAGATATTACAAACCGCCACGGTCTTTCTAATATTATTTCTGTTACTTTTGTTCGTCGCTCATAATATATTTGGTCTTATTAATTTTCTCAACATGAATTTAACACTAGGATCAAATTCATAATTACCCTCATAAATATAGTCTGAAACCCTATTAAATATAGAACTGCGTCTAAAATCAGCATGATATATAAAGATTTTATCTTCAGACTTTTCCCAATATGTTTGGTCCATATGTCTGGAAAGCCTAACTCTTTGTCCATGGAATATATCTATTGGATGTAATTCTATTATATTGTGAAATTTGTTAATAGTCTGATTATCTTGATGCCACCATTCCCAGGCATCTTCTAGATTTTTAATATTTAATTTTTCATTTATCGGAATATTATTATCTAATAAATTCCAGTCATTAAAAACATAATGTTTATTTGTTAAATGTATTTTATATTTATCTCTTGGATCAACTTCGTAACCATAACTATACCAATATTTATTTTCTTCTCTACCAGCCATAGTATATAATGGATTATAGTCTTTAAAAGAATCAGAATCATGTAGTGTTTTAATCATGAAGTTAAAATCGTTTTTATCTAATTGATGTTTATTAATATAATTATATAACCCGTCATGGAATAGTTGTAATCCTCCTTTTTTAATTATATGAAATAGTTTTTTAGGACAAAATAACATCGTATCGCTCATATTGATAAATCCATTATCTATAAATAGCCAATTCAGCCATAGTCTATATGGATACATTAGCTGATCCCATTCAGTATTAAAAATATGATGTATAAAATATGATTTAAGTATCAGGTCTGGACGAAAACATAAAATCCATTCGTAATTATCTATATTTAATTTGTTTAGACATTCTGTAGATATATATGACGGACCATATGCGCCATATGGATTAATATTTTCTAAGTAATTTATGTGGACAGAATGTGGTTGGTACCATACCTCTAGTTCTTTATAGTATTTTGTATTATATGTATTTAAATATATATCTATGTCATTTGTTTCTAAAATTTTATTAAAAAATAAGCCGTGAGAATCCGTAGCTATTTTTTGTCCATCATATCCTCGTTGAGTATCTCTAAGTCTGGACCACATATTTCCTTCACGGAAACATTCTCCAGACATAATAATTAATCCTTTAGACCTAGACATATTAATTTATGATATGACGTAATGTAATAATTCTTTTATCTTCACCTGTTGTATTATATATAAAATCATTAATTAAAGCAAAAGATGATGTCATTTCTGGTAGTTCATTATTTATGTATTTTACAATATCTAACGGTCTATATTGGCCTCGTAATATATCAATATTATTTTTATCAGGCATGTCATTACAAATAACTAAGTATTTATAATTTGAATTCAAAATTTTATATAGAATACTTTTATTTTCATCAAAAGATAAATGATTAAAAAAATCTTTAATAATAATTAAATCAATATCATTTGGAATGTCATAATACAACATATCTTGTTGTGTAAATTTAATTTGATGTGATGATTCTTTGAAATGATTTTTAGCTTCTTCTATTGCTGTTTTAGAGATGTCTATGCCAGTATATCTTGTTGTGTGTAAAATATCTGTATCAATATTTAAAAAACTTAATAATAATCCATTCCCGCAACCTATATCTAGTATATGATTGGGTTCATTTAATTGAATTACAGATTTTATATATTCTATGTATGGGAAGGCTCCTTTTATAGAAGAACCATGCATACCTATACATATGTCACATTTAGGTTGACAGTTTTTTCCACATCGTCTAGGATAATTATATACATTATTTAATTGTTGATTAGCTACTAGTATTATTGCTTCCTTTAAAAATTTTTGAAAAATATCATAGTGTTCTATTGGAATATTGTTTGGATGTTCTTGTGGTAAAATTTGTGGATTAAATTTAGCATTTAACACTCTATGCTGAAATAGTACCTTATCATCTAAATATGTTTGAATATAATCTGGTGTTCTAACACCTTTTGTAATCAAATTACATTTGTGTTTATAATGAGCCCATCCAATATGAAACGTATCTTTATCTCCATAAATATATTTATATACAATATCACTGTATTCATTTAAAAGTCTAATAAAAAATAATGGCTCATAATGTAATGTTTTATCTACCATAATAAATCCACTCTCAAATTCTGGTAAGTTATCTGGATCTGTACTAGTTAATTTCCAAATTTCGTTTGGTTTACTATGGTCCCATCTAGAAGTTTCTGCATTATATTGTCCTAGTGTTGGTATTAAGAGTGTTTCAGGATCTATTTTTCTGCCTATTTTTGCTCCGTCTTCTACTTGTATACCGAGATCGGTACTAAAAACAGCTCTAAATTCTTCGTATACAGTATTAGCAAATAAATCTTCTGGTTTTTGTAATAAAAAACAATCACTGTCTAGTAGCAGCACTTCTTGAAACTGACTATGAATCAAAGCATAAATTTTTAATTCCCATCCATTTAAAATTCTGAACGGATATTCCTCTCTCACCTTCTCGGCATTAATAAACAATATATTTTTTAATTTAGATAATTCTTCAAATATGTATATATTTTTTTCTTTATCTCCTAAGTACCAAATTTCTATTGGTATATTAGATTCAAGTTTTTCTCTAATATATTTAATATTAATATATGCATTAGTTAATAATCTGTCTCCGCCAGCGGGTATTACTATTCCCCTGCCACTCCATGAAGATACTATATTTAGAATATCTATATCTGAATGCTGTTTTATACTCTGCTGATATTTAAAAGTATTAATAATATTTATAAGATTATTCATGATGTAGCCTTATTTCTATATTGTAAACAATATGTTTGAATTCCTTCTCTGGTTTCTCCAATCATGCTGGTATCGTTATAATTACAACAATAATCCACCACCGCCTGTCTAATATTTTTATTGTATAATTTATCTGGATTATGTATTTTGCTCATAGTTAATCCAAAATTACTACCACATATATAACCGTTATTCTGTATTAGTGGTCGCACACTTTCTAATAAATTATTGTATATATGATTTGGATAATATCCTATATAACATAAATCAATTTTATAATTTTTAATATCAAGTATAGATTTATATATATGTGTGTTTTTTCTATCTTTACAAAGATTTGCTATATTTTTATAAATACAATCATTATTATTTAATATATATCCATTATTTCTAATGAGTGTTGTTATATTTTGATTATCAATAATTAATATGTTTTTAATTAGAGGATGTTCATTTAAAAGACTGTAGGTTAAATCTAAATTTTCGGGATTGATAAGTAATAATGTCTGTATGTTTTGTTCTTTATTAATATCTAATAACATTTCATGTATATTTTCCCATACTTTATAATTTAAGTCTATACTAGGTTTATTAGATTCTATAAACACAGGATTAGTAATATCAATAAATTCTTTTAAATTATTTAGTCTCTGCTTTTTTAATTCATCTAGTGTTAAACTTTTAGTAGAATGTTGTGTTCTATCATAATTTGTAACTAATTCATTATCGTAATACCCAGTAACATGTATTATTCCTTTGTGTATATTTGCTATATCAAATCTGTAGTCTTTAGGATGCATGTTGAATTTATATGGCAGTTCAAGGGATAGTTTTCCATATTCGGTAAGATAATTAAAAATATATTCATGTTCATTTATTCTCCAAAACATAACTTCGATATCTCCCTGTTGCTCCCAAACAGGATGATTTATGTGTTGTGTTTGTTGCCATATTTTGTATAATAATTCGATTGCGCTTGGCTTAACGCTCCATACTCCAGTATTAGGTATTCTAGCAAAATCTACTTCGGCTGACTGATGTACGCAAAAAGCCTGTATGAATTTATCATTTGTTAAAAAAGCATAATTAATATCTTCATCAAACATATTAATTACACAATCAGCGTCAATCCATGTTATTACATCATATTTTTCTTGTTTTAAAAAATAAATTAATAGTACAATCTTTTGCCATGCTGATGGTCTATCGAATGGTTCATCAAGCTTAAGCTCTAGAAAGGCTTTACGAATTAATGTTTTATTTGGGACTATTAAATCATAATCAAAAGTATTAGCATATTTATATAGTCCGGGCAGTGTTAGACTTAAGAAATTTTTATGAAAATGATCTGCATAGGATAATATTAATTTTTTCATATAAGTTTAATTTGCCATTCTGCATCGAGTTCAAATACAGGTTTTTGTATATATGGTATAATATTTGATCCTAGCCAGGGAAATGGAAAAAGACCATTATTATTGAGTATAGAATTTCTTTTGCATATCCAAAATGATCCATTAAAAAAATAAACAGATCCTAGTGTATTTTTGTCATTAATGTCTTTATTTGTTGGATACATTTTATATTGATCTTGAGATATAATTGTATTTAAGTATTTGTTATTAATTATTTTATGAGCTCTGAATGGATTAAACATATTTAATTCACTTACTGACTCTACAGAATCAGCGCTTGGGTCTCTCATTAAAAGCTCTATAGCATTATCTATATCTTCTTTTGTCGCCCCACGAGAATTTCCTAGTAATATAATTAATATATCAATTTTTGTTCCTAGATTATGTTCAATTTCTAATAATCCATGTAAAATAGTATCGTAATGAGAAGCATTATCTGTACATAAATGATTTGGTCTATCTATTATATGATATCCATAAATATAAGATAATTCTTTGATAGTTTCACAATCAGTTGATACAAAAATATCTTCTATATATTTTGATTTTTTTGCAGCTTTGATGTTGAATAGGAAGAGTGGTTGATTATTAACCAACATAACATTCTTATTATTTACAGATTTACTTCCAGCCCTAGCTGTTTGGAGTGCTGCTATATTCATGATTATTCTCTATTATTTCTATAGTGCTATTATAAAGCATATTTTTATTATGAATCATATCTGGCCTATTAGGATATTCTTTTGCTCTTTTGAATCCATTGTGATAAGACGTAGCACCAGAATGCAAATGGTCTGGTAATAAATCACATGAAATAATTTCAATATTTTCAATAAAATATTTTTGATAATTATATCGATCTATTTTAAGATCTCTAGCTATCATAAAAAAATATCCAAAAATACTCTCAGATATGGTGGTTTTTAAATTAAATTTTTGTGGATTTTTTGCATAGTCTATTATTAACTCGCAAGCTTTAATGATATGTTTTTTTTGTTCTATAAATATATGACTAGACATAGCAAAATCAATATTTTTCCAAAACCCATTATTTGTGGTATGTATTTTATTTGGATGTATTGTAAGGCTATCAATCATAGCATTTAAATTTGGATATAGTTCGTCACTTCTTACTTTAAGAATATATCTACCTTCAGCTTCATATGCGCCAGCTAATAAGGTCTGTGCAATATAGTAGCAGCTTCCATAGTTTAAGTATTCTTTAATATTGAAAGGGTATTGATTAAGAATAATCTTATTGTTATTAGTAATATATGGTGTGATCAATTCAATATTTTCATTATTCCATGTAGAGAAAATAATTTCTTTAAACTGTTTATACGTATCTACGCATTGATAAGTCTCACTATCAATAGGTCCCTGTACTACTACGGATATATCATTTAGTAATGATGACATTTTTCTTCAATCCAGCAAATGTGTTTGGTATCCAGCCTCTTTCATAGCAAAATGCATCCGCTATATCTGTAGCGGGAAGTTTTTTGTATTGGCTATAACATGCTAAGCTAGTATATATATCCTCACGATTAGTTATAATACTATTTTTATATGATAGAATATCTAACATAAGTTTTGTTTTTCTTAATGAAAGAATACTGCTTCCTATAATTGGCAAAAAAGGAGTATTAAAGGCTCGTTGTATGTTGTGTATTTCTTGTGCCGATCTGCATCCTGCTACAAAATCATAATCAAAATATATCGGATCCAGCTGTTTAAAAAAACTTATATCTATATCATAAATTAATGTATGTGTAGATTTTATTAACTTCCAAAAATCTATACTTAATAATAACTTATTATATTCATGTTTAGGTATTTTTATACAGGTTGAGTTATTGGGCTTGCTGGTCAACTCTTGGTCGGTGACAACGAAATGTTGAACTATATCACAATTAAATATACTATTGTCGAATTCATACGCTTGGTTTCTGCCAAACAGAGATGTTATGCAACTTACTGAGGTTTTCATTTGTAAAAGTTTTTCCAATATTCCCATTCGTTTTCATCAAACTCTTGCTTAAATTTTTTATGCTCAAGATTTTGTTTATGTTTAGTTTTTTGGTCATCATCGCTGTACTTATTTTTATCTAATTGATCCTGACGAAGTTTATTTTTCCTGTGACTTTTGTCATCAAAAAAATTATCAACCATTTTTAGCCTTTCTATTATAAAGTAATTATTGGAATATTTGGATTAATGTAACTTAGAGCTAAAGACATATTAGATGTTGAATTAATAAGAGCATTACATTTAGACAAACAAAGTATTTCATATAATAATGTATTTGTCATTTCACGATAATTAAAATTGGGGTTATTATGAATATTATTTTGATGTAATTCGTAACCACGTCCTTTGATTAGCCCAACCGTGTCTGATTTGCCAATATTATTTAGTGCGTATGCCCACTCTAATATATTGTCTACGGGTAGTCTTATTGTATCTTTTATATACTTGATTCGATCTCCATATTTATGAGTAAATACCATTAATCCAAATTCTGTATCTGTAGCTAAGAAAATTTCTGCGTCCGGATGTTGCGATAAAATTTTATCTATGGCTTCATAGTATTGTTGTATAAAAATTTCACCAGACTCAACACTGTGACTAGGATGCCTATAGTGTAGACCAATTACAAAGCTATTATTTTCAAACATATCTGTAAATATATCATTACTAGTCTTTAAGATATGTGGTTGAAATTTAATATATTGATCATAAATATTGTGAGTATTATGTCTCCATAGTCTAAAAATATCATCATTATTTTGTAATAATTCTTTAAAGACTCTAGGGGTTTTGAATTCTTCTGGAGCGTCTTCTCCAGAACTAATCCCATAAGATAAAAAGCTTTTATCGGTGTGTTCAGTATCTTCTTCGTAATAAGAAATTGGTTCAAAAAAATCAAACCATGCATTCTCTTGGTTTGTCCAATAACAAAACTGTTTATTAACGCCTCTATTATTTTTAAGAAATAATTCTTTATTAAAGTATGGGTATGCTCTTATGCCACGACCCATAGTTCCAATCAAAAAATTAAAAACAGAAAAAAATCCAGCGTCTCTTGGTAAGAATAAAACCGGACTTCCATACATCTGTCCTTCTAATGATCCATTAGACGGTAATTTCATTTTACTATTAATATAGTGTTTGTTTTTAAGTTTAAGATCTAAAGATATGTGTTCACAGGTACAGTCAGGAAATGATTCCACGTTGTACATTTCGCAATTTTTTTTGCATAATTTGCTTATTTCTTTAGCATCATAAATAGTTAGTCCACCAAAGCCACTCTTTACTTCTACAAAATTATTTAATATATATGATTGATTATTCCATTTATGATTTTTTCCATAAAAAGTAGTAAAATGAGGATAGATTTGACTTATATCTATTGGCTGATCTTTAAGTCTTAATGCTAATACATCATAATGTATATTAGATTTATCAAAACAATTATTTGCCGATATGGCGCTCCATGTGGTATTTATTGAAAGAGATTCTATAATAGAGCTGGTAATTTTTTTTGTATCAAAAATAACATCTGAATCAAAAACTATTATATAATCAATATCATCTTTAAAGTATTTAATACTTTGATCAAGTAGAGTATTTCTATATTCTGCTAATTTGTTGATTCTATTACCACATGAGTTATTTTGTATAGTATTGATAGTCTCATTGTGGTGCTCTATAATAAAAATATTAGGATTATTTTTTTGCCACATTGACAGTAATTCACTGCTATTGTCAGTATTATTATTAGTTAGTGCTGCAAAATATACTGAATGAAATTTTCCAGATAATTCTTGGAAAAAATTTTGTATAACCTGAAAAGTATTGTTTTCTGCACAATTTTTGATTAATGTTAAAACTAAAATTTTCTTTTTGGATATATCTATTTTTTTTTCGGCAAATGTTTCGCCTTTAATAAAATTGCATTTAGTAAATAAGTTAATATTATTTTTATGTGATTTAGTATTATTTTGATTTTTAAAATTCAAATATTCTTTTGATTTGAGTAAGCTTTGTCTTATATAGTTTTCTCTATATGGTATATATTTTGAATAATTCTTTATTCCTTCTTCGTCCACTGGTCTAAGTAGAATTTCTTTATATATTTGATTCAATATAGCAAGTGCTTTGGCGTCTACTTTCATATAAATAATTTATTCCATTTAAATGTATTTGTGTTAATTTTATACCAAGAACTTGGGTATAAATCTATAGACTCGCAATATGATTGTGACACATAGTTGGAATTAAGCCATGGGTATGGGGCATAGATTTTTTTAGAATATCTTAAAGAAGATAATAAAGCGGCCCACCACGAAAAGGTACTATTTGCAATTAGGTTAATTCTACTTAAGTACATAATATAGAAATCGTGATATACATCAAGGTCATCCATAAGGTATACATTACTACCTAGTAAATCCCCACAAAGTTCATTTTTAACTTTCTGGATGTCGTCACTAATAATAAAAATATGTTTATATTTATTAATGTAGTTTTTTATAATATCTAAATAATATTCAATATTTAAGAAACCATATGTTCTTTGTAATACTGTATAATCTGTTCTTCTAATATGTATACAAATACTTTCGTCTAAATCTAAAGTGTATTTAGTTTTTTGTTTTAAATATTTTAGTGTTTTATTAACCAAGTTTATATTAGGTAGAATTTCTTGATTTAGAATATCTAAAAAGTTTCTGTAGTAAGATAAGTTTTGAAAAAAACCTAAAAGATTTATATCAGTTTTGTGGAATATTTCTGGTTGGAAGCCGTATGGGTCTGATTCTTTGTGTTCTTGAGTGTTGAGTTTTTTGGTAATAGAACTATATGTTAATGAATTAGCATCAAAAAAATTTAAAAAATGATTTGACGGATTAAGATAAAAATTACAATTATTGTAGGTTGCTAAAATTTTAGCAAGACTATATTGGAATAATTGATTTCCAAGTCTACCATAATCCCTGTGTCCAAAATTCTCTATAGTAATCATAATTAATTGATACGTATCACTAAACCTTCTTTAATAGGTCTATGTATCAGTTTATAGTTTTTATCAAAAAAATACAAGTATTTCAAGGCACCTGGCACTGGATCTGATCTTAAAGTATCTATTCCTATTGAGAATTCATTGTTGGTAGACATAATGGCTTCAGTTACGTCGCCAAATAATCCATAAAAAGCATTTATAATTTTAATATTTGAATTATGTTTTACATTATTTTTAATATTATGTTTTTTAATATATTCTAGTTTTTCTTTGACTTGGGCTAATAACATAATTTTATGCTGTAATCCAACGGTGTAGTTCGCATGAAACATAACGATAGGTTCTAGAATATCAATATTTTGACCACTCCATTGTCTATGTTGAAAAGAGATATTTAAAAATTTATGGGATAAAAATTTAGCTTTTATTAAATGTATATTACTATTAATAGCCTCTTGATCACAAGCATATCTATCGTAATTATTTTTTAAAAATGTAAAAAAGTCTTTGGTTTTTTGATTAATACGACATATAAAAAATCCAGCACAGTATTCTCTACCAATTCCTTCTTGAAAAGCTATATCGTCTTGACCAAGTTCTAAAACACATTGATCAATAAATTTATCATAAAATTCTATATCTACATCTGACCATATAAAAAATTCATCATTTGTATTACACGCATTTAAGTATGCGTCTATTTTTTTTCCCATGGCTTCCTTCCATCCAACGTCATAATAGTTGGCTGAACTACAAATCTGTTCCTGCTCTATGGCTATCAGTTCAGCACTAGGCTCGTATTTTTTAAGACTTTTTTCAAAAAATTGATCAAATAGAAATCTATGGGAATTTGAAATAATAGTGTAAATTTTCACTTGACTGTCCTTTGACTTACTGATATATATAGTGCAGGTCCGGGGATGTTATTACTCTTCTACCAGCGAAACGTCATCTACTGCTAGCGATACTCTTATTGTATATATCTTGGTTAGAGTTTCTTCTCCGCCAGAAGATGATACAGAAGCGCTGCTACTAATAGTTAAGTTCTGCGGTCTATCAGCTGTTGCTGTTGTTGCCCATTTATCCGAAAATGCTTCACAAAAATTATATACAATTTCTCTCACATCTCCTGTTGTTGGGTCTGATTTTGTATCGTCTAGACTATTTAGTGCTGAGAATGGGATAGTTAATTCTGTTGCACTTACTGTTAGACCAGAAAACCATCCGCTTGGAGCTGGAAGAAAAGCCATATCTATCTCCTTTATCTTTGATTATTGAAAAAATCTTGAATTCTTAATTATAAATACACCAATACTTTTATAAAATTGGCCTAATAATCCCATAGCCTTGATATTTTTTGCTTCTAAAAGCTGGATTGACTAGATCTATAGCATTTTTTTGTAAAATTTCTATCATATCTTTTTGTGACAGATATTTTATTCCATACTGTTGTCTATGATATGATAAATAAAGAGCAGCACAACCAACAGCGAATGGATTACTCATGCTTGTACCACTCATTAATCCGTATCTATTACCAGGTAATATACTTAATATATTATGTCCAGGAGACAAGAAATCTAAAGAATCACCGCTGCAAGTAAAATTAGTTCTATCAAAATTTTCGTCTATAGCTCCTATGCTAATAGCATTAGGATCTCTTGCTGGATACATTATGTTTTTAGTAGGGCCACTATTTCCCGCAGCACAAAAAACAAGAATATTTGCTGCACTAGCTTCTTGTAATGCGGATTTAATATTTGGTATATCTCCTTCAGAACCAAGAGACATTGTAATTATATCTACTTTTGATTCAATTGCATATTTTATACCATTAACAATGTGGTTAGGACTCCCTGTACCAGATGCGCTTAAGGCTTTAATTGCTAATATTTTGGCTTTTGGAGCAACTCCCACCATACCCATACCATTATCTGGCGAACAAATAGTACCACAAACATGAGATCCATGACCATTATCATCCATAAAATTATCATTTTTTTTTATTGAATTATATCCTCCAATAATATTATCTTTAATATCAGGATGATTATAGTCGCATCCAGTATCTATTACGGCGACAGTAACTCCGTCTCCCATGCTTTTTACCCACTGTTTGTCTACGTCTAGCTTTGTAATCTCCCACCCCTTAGTTTGAATATCGTATGGGCTTATTCCAAAAACTTCTTCTGTAATACTTGGTAATAATGAAATAGTGTTTTTCATGGTCTATCTCTTAATTTGTTAGAAAATATTTTAGCATCGTTTACTATATTTTTGTTATAACTTTTCCAATTCATTAAGTGTCCAAAAATAAAATGACAATATTTATCACATAATGTAATTAAGTTTTCTGGGTCTAATTCTTTAGACCCGTCCACATGAACAGGAACAATATGATGAACTTCTGGTTTAATACACGAGCCGCAAACTTCGCAGCAAGGATTAGTTTTTAGATGTAGCTCTCTAGTTTTTTTCCAATCAGCAGATCTTTGATCAAATTTAATAGATCTATTAAATGGCCAAATCATAATATACTTGCTGCTATCAAACATCCTTTTGCAACAGCGTGTAAGGGGTCTTGAGAATGCCTGACTACTTCAATCTGTAAAGGAAATTGAGACTCTAAAAGTTTATCTTTTAATTTATCAATATACCCATCTGCTTGAGATGTTCCTCCAGCTACAACAATTTGTATTGGGTGTTTAAATTTAGGTAAAGACTTATGATTAGTAAGAGCTAAAGATAATTGTTTAGCTGTATATTCTATAAGTCTTTCATAGTATGATGATACTGCACTCAATACTGGATTTTCGTTTGGTTCTCCTATTTTAAAACCACCCGCCTCCTTCTCTACCTGAACTACACTGTCTGGCTCTCCGGTCGCTATAGCGCTCATATGATCAACCCAGTCACCAGACTTGGTTGTACTAAATACAACCGTAGGCTCCCCATTGAGCATAACGCAAACATTGGTCATACCAGCACCACAGCTGATACCTATACCAGTATAATCATTATCTGTTAATTCAGCATAGCATAAAGCTTCTGCTTCATTAATTGATCTAGCATCATAACCAATTTCTGATAATATTGTCTTAACGACATCTTCGTGGTAGCCTACATCAAAATCATCATCTTCTTGGTCTATTGGTTGTGCTGGTACACAAAAAACTATTTTTTCATTTTCTTCAGAAGATTTGCCCACAACTTCTTGAATAATATATGCTAATACTCTTTTGGCCTGTTTTTCTTTTACAGAAACAACACCACGATACATTGGCCTACGAGCAGTATCATTACGCTCAACCGCCTTCTCTATTGCGTCTTTTCCTAATATGATAAATGATCCATCTACATCTTTAACAAAGATCTTCCCAGACAGTCCTTTTTCTATCATCTTGTTTGCTATTGGTGTGGACGGCTTTATTGTATAAAAAGCATCTCTAAAATCTTTAAATATGATATTATCCCCTTTATAGGATGACATGACTATAAAACTTGTACCAACATCTAATCCTTTACTCATATTATTTACCCTTCATATTTTTAAGTTTATTAATCGCACCGGCTGTATCATTATTAGTGATAATTGTTTGTCCAACTACTTCTGTTTTCTTTTCAAGATTGCTTGTATCGATTTTTAAAACTACTTTAGTTTCATCTAATATAATATCAGAAGTTAAATTATTATTAGATTTAGACTTAATAAAACTTTTGGGAATATTGGGATCAGTCGTTGATCCAATCAAATATTTCTGTACCATCATGCCTGCTATAAGGAGCATGATAGCTAAAAATGTTATTAGTGCTGGTTCTATCATATATCTATATTATACCTTATTTTTAAAAGTATAATATAAATACACCTATTTATGATAGATGGATATAAGATTTGGTAGCATCATATGTAAAGAATGATGCTATTGTATACCTATTTCCTCTGGTGATTTTAGTGACCCCATGCAAGTATTCTAAAGTACCAGGAAAAACTATTGTATATCCAGCTTTTGGTTGGATTTCTAATTTTTGATTAGGAAAATAAAGTAGCCCACCATCAAAATCATTATTTAAAAAAGTAATACAGGCAAAGTGCCTCCAAGGATATGGATGATCAGAGCAACCAGGAGGATTTTCTGCATCAGCATGTGGCTTAAGATCATAACCGACAGGCCATCTTGCTATGCTAAGATGTTCACAATACAATGGCTTGTCAGTATCTTTAGATATATTAGAAATTCCAAATTTAATATTTTCTAATATCAAATTTTTGACAGTATCATCTTTAATAGAGTTGTAAAACAATGTTCTGCCACTCCAATAATCGTCTTTTTTTAAAGATCCAAAATCTTCGATATTATTGTTTAAATAGTTAATAATATCATTAATATTAGTTTCATCTAATATATTCTGGAAAATTTTTGGGAATGTCATTATACCATCTCAGCAATATTATTTACGATACTAATATAGTTAGGAATATATTTACAAACTCTAAGCCCCTCTGCTACCGAATAGTATATTATATCCTCTCCAAAAACTTCAACAAGCTTATTTGCTTCATTTATGTTTTTATCAAATGCAATTAAAGAAAAATATAATTTAGCAGCATCTGTTATATAATTTCCAAAAATATATTTATAATTCGGATCTATTAAAAATAAATTATTATTATTCACTATAATATTTTGTTTATAAAAATCACCATGGAAAAATGTTGGCTCTAATATTTTTTTACTTATCTTATCTATTATTAGTGAGACTTTTTTTGATGAGTGCGTACTTAGTTGAATGTTATTCACATAAGTTTGATAATTAAAATTTTTGATACTTAGTTGTTTAAATTTTTGCAATAGGTCGATACATTGATCAACGTCCGCTCTAGATGTTTCTTGAATTTTTTCAGTAATAATTGTTTCATCATTACAAAATAAAACCTTTGGAGTATTAAAAAAATTACAGGCTATGTCAAACCACTCTTTTTCAAATAAAGACGTTTTGCTTTTTTTAATAACGCTATGTTTAGTAAATATTAAATTATTAGATGTAAAAATACTTTTAAGAGGAGAAAACTCAGAGTTCTGGTCTATTGTCATATCATCTATGTATAGATCAGCATACTCCTTATTAAAGGATATTTCATCATATGGTATATTATATAATATACAAAATTCTTCTATTAATTTTTTATATTTATGAACCTTCTCCTCTGTAGAAAGATTATTTTTAGCTCCACGAGCGGTTACTATCTTTATATAAACATCTATTGTATTTTTTAGTTCTCTAAGACGTTTTATTAAAGCGTAATTTGGTTCACTTAAAGTAATATGGCTTTTATTTCCTAAAGCTAATGTTCCATCAAAATCCACAGATACGGTCAACATAGTCCTATTGCCTCATAATAATCTTCTATATCGCCTAACCTTTTAAATGTATCTTCCATAATAACATTGGCTCCTGTCATACCAGAAATAATACTATTGGGATCAGACATATTTTGAATTACCAACTCTAAGTCTTTACAAAAATAAACCCCGCTGCATTTTACTTTAGATAGATTATTATACTCGCTGGCAGCAATGACGCTATTATTTTCGATTATAATCGAACCATACTTATTTTTAGCAGATACAAAAGCGTATACATTATTTTTGTTTATGTCTATGTCTTTTAGATCAATATTTAATGGTATTATATCGCAATCTATAATTAGAACATTATATCTGTCATTAATTTGTTGCAGGGTTTCTCTTCTGCTATTTGTTTTTTTAAGACCTATTACTTTAGCATCTGGAAAAATATCATATATATGGTCTATTATTCTTTTATTCCAAAAATATAGGTTCTGCTTTTCTGCCAAAGATATATTTTTCAGCCTAGTGCCGTGACCACCAATAGTTATATATTTATGAATAATACTCATCTCTGAATTTTCATTTTAATTTTAGGATTAGTTTTGATTGTTTTATATATAGAAACATTTTTATTCCATAAATGATCTGTTAAAGCTCCCTCCCCGTGATGAGCATAACAATCAATATCCCGCATAAAATACTCATATACCGATGAATAATAATCCATAGCCCCAGAGTTGCCGTAAGCAAATTGGTCATTTGGCATAAATTTAGCTCCATGCTTGAGTAATTGTTCTTTCATTCCTTTATTAAAAATGATATCCATATTTTCATTTGGAGCAAGATAGATTGTGTTATTCTTAACATTTTTTAATGTTTCATCAAAAGATATATAAGAAAAAAATAAATCCATGCGACATCTAATGACTATATCATATAAAAAATTATGCCGTTGTTCATAATCTTTCTTGAGTTTATTGCTTGCGTATATACTATAATACATCATTAAGCAATTGAACCATCTATATTTGTCATGACTATCAAATAGCTTATTAAAGCCATGAGTAGTGTATCTGTCAGATCGCTTCACCTGATTAATAAAATAATCAACATCAGGGTATTCTATTGATATTTGCTTAGGACAATAGGCTTGTACCAGCTTTGTAGCCGGAATAACATTACGATCATAATTAATATATTTTCTATAGTCGTTTACTTTAAATCTATGATCATGACTAGAAAATAATCTTGAGTCTCCTTTAAAAGACCAAGAATGAATAAAAATATCTGGATTAAACTTATCTATTATCTGTAATTTATGACTATATAAACATTGTCTAAAAGTCCTAGACTGTCCAGATAAACATAGGGCTACTTTCATGTTATTCTAATGATGTCTGATGATCCTCAAACTTATTGCCGTAAACATCCTCGCCATTAAAATATCTTCTACCATTACCATATTTCTTATCTTTATCTATTTCACTTCTTTCTTTACCAAATTCCATAGCGCATCTACGCTCTGTTTCCAACTGCTCCTCTGATAAAATCTTATCACCATTAATAATTTGAAAGTCGTCTATAAAGTGCCTAGGGTATGGTATTACGCAACCAATAATATCTCCTTTTTTAATTTTAACAGTATAGTTTGGTCTCGTTAGTCTTAAATTAAAAGTAAAATCTCTTCTTAGATTATCTGTTTCTATAACGGCAGTCATGTGATAAAGCCCATCAATATACAAATTGGGTGGATTAATTGTCATTAGATTAATCCCGGATGGTGTCCTTAGGGAGAATGTATTTTGAATAGTAATTGTGCCCATGCCGAAGTGACTTTTTATAGATTGTAAGCCAATATTTTTATCATGATAGTCTTTATCAATATAGTTGATAACAACATCTGATGGGTTTTCTCCTCCATTCCATGTGACCTCTATATCATGTATGCTTTTAAGAATAAATCCATGTTGATTTCCCATTACTAATGGCAAGCAAAAATATGCGTGTTTTACAAACCAGTCTCTTTTAAAGTCTCCTTTTAGAGAGGAAAATAGCATATTAACATTCTCGTCTGTCTGTAAAGTTTTTGTATGGGAGATTAGCGCAATATGCTTATCTTTGATTAATTGACTCATATGTTTTTATCCGATATTACTCGGCCCTTTTGTGTTCTTGATATATATCCCATTCTGATCATGTATGGCTCTATACTATTCTCTATTGTTTCCATAGCAATACCACACATTGCAGATAAACTTTTTAGTCCTAGTGGATTGCCTATATTCTTCTTTAGAATATTTATGTACTTTTTATCATTACAATCAAAACCATTTGAATCGATACCCTGACTTTCAAAGATCGTATCTATATTAGTTTCTTCGGGGTACATATCCAAATAACTTTTATACCACTGTAGCCTAGCATTTAAGATTCTTGGAGTTCCTTTGCTTCTTTTTGAGATTTCCAAAAGACACTCATCGCTTATCATTAGTCCAAGCTTTTTAGCGTTCGATCCTGCCAGTTTAGCTAATTCATCGGGATTATAAAAAGACAGATGCTCCTTAATAACAAATCTATCATAAAACGGCTGGCTTAAGCTTCCACCACTAGTAGTTGCTCCGATAACAGTAAATACTGGTAATTCTATAGATTCAGGTTTATTTTCAATAACAATATCTAGCTTATAGTCTTCCATTACTGGATATAAAAATTCTTCCACCAATTTAGGCAGTCTGTGAATCTCGTCAATAAACAAAACCGACCTTGGTGCGATACCCATTAGATATGGGAGAATATTCTTTGGGCTTCTGATATTAGCAGCATTAACTGTATACAGATTAACATCCATCTCAGATGCAATAGCTCCAGCAATTGTGGTTTTACCAAGGCCAGGAGGTCCGTCAATTAAAAGATGTGGAATAACTTGTTCTGAATTTTTACAACTATGAGTAAGAATCTTCAGTCTTTTGACAACATCTGCTTGTCCAATAATATCTTCAAACTTTGTAGGTCTCAATGAGTTTCGCATTTTTCAGCTCCCAATAGTTCCAAGGCTTTTTTAATTAAACTTACGCTATCATTTAGTTGAATTTGAGCAAATGCTTTCTCTACTAGAGATAAAGCTTCTGATCTTTCAAAACCATATTTTTCCAATGTATCACAAGCACTATTTGCAATAGACTTTTCCAAAACAATATCTGGTGATTTTGTTGTAGTCTCAGTCTCTTTTGCTGTCTTTTTTACTCTCTCTACATTAGTAGTCTTATATATAATTTTGATTTTTTTTACCACTTTAGGAAATAGTATTGCTCCGCAGTCACAAGCTACCCTAAATCCCTTTGTCTTAGTTTCGATATTTGTTAACCAATGATTACATCCACATAATGGACATATATACTCATAATTAATATCATAGCTTTTGGGCTTAATATTCTTAACTATTTTCTTTTTTGTTTTCATTTTCTTTTACCCAAAAAACAAAGTCATTTGACTCCTCATCAAATGCACTCTCCAATAAGCCATCATGAGATAATCTATGTAACATATTACTCACTAATCTTGCATTTAGTGAGTCTATAAATGCCTTATATTTTTTTTCTGATATCTTATATGTTTTACCGTTTTTAGATGGTACGAGAAAATCCTTTACGATAACCATACATTCTCGTTGAGATAAGCATCTATCTAACTCTCTTTTAGCCTCATCATCTAAAGCTTCTATATTAATATTTATACCATCCAATTCTGATTGATTTTGACCAAATGCACTATACACTAACACTCTAGATGACTCCACAAATAAATCTATATCATTAATACTATACCATTGATTAGATTTCATAATTTAGTTCATTATATCGAACATTCCTTTATAGTAATGAGGCTGATGAAT